GGCGTCGTGTACCGCGAGCAGGACGTCGAGCGTCTGCGCGCTGCGGCTTTGGAAAAGGTCGCCGCCAAGGGCTATATCGCGGATGCTGCGCTCGCGACAGAGTGCCAGCGCTTCGTCCCAGTTACGGTCGAATTCGGCAATATCGTTTTTGGAGACGTGCATGTCGTTCATCAGAAGCATGCACGGTCGTTTATCTCTTGTCATGAGTCAAATCGTTGAAAAAGGGGTGCGCACGGTGCGCCCCCGTAAGATGAAAAGAATCGACGTCAGGAATGTTTATCGCCTGCGAGGTGCAGAAACCTCCTCCTGCATCCCGGCGGCTGCCGGTGCGGCTTCAGGGTCATCTTGTGCCGCGGCCGTGTCTGCGACGGCATCCTCGATCATGTCGAGCAGCTCATCGTTAGTCGCCGAGCGTGTGACGCGCACCGGAAGTTTCTCCTGCTCGATGAAACTGCGGAGCATGGCCCTCAGTTCTTGCCCCTCTTCGGTTTTGTCGCCCAAACCCTTGGCCCGGAGCTCCTCGAAGCGGTTGCACAGGCCCTCGAGCGTAAGGGCTCCGGCAGCTGCATTCTCGCGTGCCTCTTTCGTACGGCGATCGAAGCTGAACGATGAAGTATCCTCTTTAGGTATCTCGGCGCGGAAGGTTTCCACGGCCTCTGTCATCTCTGAGCTCTGCATCACGCGTAGACCGTAGCGGGTGTCGCACTGGGTGAGGAAGACGAGCGTCGCCTCGAAATGGTAGCGCGTATAGCGATAGATGATCTCCGGAATGCGGGGACTGTTCAGGAGTATCGTGAGCTCTTCCTTCGAAAGGCCCTCATTGTCGGACTCGTTGTCTATGGAGAAGCAATATTCGGTCTTGCCTCCATTGCGACGCTTCTCGACTTCCACGGGATAGGCGCTATACACGGATGAGATGGGACACGGATGCTGGGGATTCTTCTGGAGTTTCTTTTCCCAGAGTTTGAAGCGTCGTTCGTCGAGTTCCTTGAACTGTGCGTGCGAGAGCGTGAGCAATTGCAGTCCTTTGGCGCGTTCCTTCAGATCGATGACGTACATGGCATGTCCGTATCCGAATTTGAGACCCCCTCCATAGCTGCCGCCCGCTATCTTTTCGGCGAGCTTCTCATCACCTGCTGTGCGGGCGGCCTCGGAGGCCAGACGACGGTAGGTGTCGATGAGATCGAGCGTATAGCCGGCCTCCGTGGCACGGGGTACGGTGACATACATGCTCTGCGTCTTCTCCCCGCCTGCGGGGCGCTGGAGTTCCATCAGCAACTGCCGGACGGGATACTCGTACCCGCGGCGCTCTACAGTATCCGTCCGGCTCGGGGCGATGGGCAGTACGCGCAGGCGATAGGTTCCCAGCCTGTCGAAACGGAAGAACTCGGTTTTGGCGAACGATTTGTTCTCTTCAATGGCGCGGGCCTGCGCCTCGGAAAACGACTCCTCCTGAGAGAGGAAGAGTTCCTCCACAGAGGCACCCTCGGTACCCCGTACGTCGTAATTGTCTTGCATCATGGTTGCGATGTGTGATAGTTAATACTGCCGAGGATCGGGGCTCTGATCCGGCTTCGGTACTGCCGGGAACCGTCTGGTTTACTCGATATGCCGTGAAAAAAACCGGTGCTCGATGCTCGCAGCTCCGGCTTAACTATCACGCTCCCCGAAGAGGCGGGGAACCATCAAATTGAACGCGTTTTCTTTCAAGGAAGCGCACTGCAAAATTATAGGTCTTGTTTTGAAAATGCAAATATCGGATATTTAGTTTTTTATGAATTATTTCAAATTCTTGACGTAGGCGCGGATAACGTCGCTTTCCCAATGCGGGATTTCGACAGTGGTGCTTGCGTGTGTTATTTCTTCCATGCTCTGCATGCGTACGATTTGCGCCCAATGATCCACGATGTAGCGATCCAGCAATGTACGCCGCAGGCGGGCATAGTAACGCTCGCGCTCGGGCGTGAGGAGCTTGCCGCGGCGGCAGTAGCAACCCTCTCGCTCGTAGCGTTTCATGTAACGGCGGAATTTGGGCTTGCGCAGCGCAGGGTCGTCCGAGGCTGTACAGACGAGAGCCACGGTCTGCGGATGCGGGAATCTTCGCTGTGAATGCGGGCAGAGCAGCATCAGAATGTTGTAGACCGCAGGCGCCTCGTTGTAGAGCATGAACCCTATGGGCGTCTGGTTGAAAGGGAAGCGCTTAAAGCTTCCCCGCGGGCGTCCCCCGCGATTTTTTGTTCCGGGCTGCGGAGGACGTAGGGATACCTTCCGGCAGCGACTCTTCGTTCTTCGTGTCATGACATTCGGTTTTGTCGGGTGAAGCGGCAGGCACTGCGAAACCTGCGCCCCGTGCGATGTTGCGGCGGCTCTCCACGTCGCGCGTGATGTTCACTCTCTTTTTCATTGTAATAAGATTTTAGGTCATATAAGAGAAACTGAGCTCTGTAGTTACGTTGTAAGCCCCGCTCTCGTGCATGAGGATCGTACGCGAACCGGCCTTGATGACGAACGAGCAGCCACGGTTGTAGACGTGGTCGTCGTTGAAATTGGCCATCGTCTGCCGGCAGCCGAAGCGAGGCGGGGAGATGACGTTGGGGATCGTGGCGATGGAGCCCCAGTTGTTCGACGAACGCAGGGCCGTGTTGATGATGCCCTGCACGCAGACGATGTTGCCGATCTGCCGGGCCCAAAGCGTTCCGGCATTCTCGCCGCCGCATTCGAGCCACCCCGTGTCCGTAATCTTCTTCTCGTACTCCGGAGCATAGGCAGCACCGATATTCTGGCACGCCAAGCGCCGGGCATTGTCGTCCTTGAACGTAAGATCCGCGAGGTTCTGGTCACGGCGTACATAGGCGATAAGATCATCCACGCCGGCAGCGGCAAGTACCCCGCGCAGCGCCTTACGGGCCTCGACCGTCGCCTTGCCCTGACGGACGAGGTACGAGACGTAATCCTGCAGCGACTGCCCGAGTGCCGCGAAACGGCCGTCCGACTCGTTGCGGGTATAGAGTTCCAGATTGGCAGCCACCGTAGCCTTGTCCTGCGTGTTGTAGCCCGCCATGAGCCGCGGGGCGTACTTCGAGAGTTCGCGCACCACGGACGAGGTCGTCACGTAGCCCTCGCTCTGGTTCTGCTGGCCGCCGCTTTCGTCCCTGCCGGCGAAGGTTCCCGTGCGTATCGCCTCGAGTTTGGCCTTATGTTCTGTGGTGAAGACTGCACCCTGATAGGCGGCGTCGTTGTCCAGCTTCCCAGCCAGCAGCGCATCCACCTCCTCGATCGAATAAACGTTGATGTTGTGACGTGCCTTATCCTTATCCTCCACATCCGCGAGATTCGAGGCTTTGGAAAGTTTCATATCCCCTGTGCCCCGGCGTTCGGCGTCGAGGTTCTCGCGAGCCCGCTGCTGACGCTCCTGCTTCAGGGCAATGATCTCCTCGGGGCTCTTGCCTTCGACTTCTGCAGCCGTAAGGGATGCGAACTCCGCGAGGAAGTTTTTTGTCTGCAGGAAACGGCCGTCGCATTCCGAAGAGGAATAGACCTCCAGCACGTTGCGGGCCGCGGCCTTGTCCGCGAGATCCGCAAGGTTGTCCGCACAATTGAGTTTGCCGCCCAACGCACGGGATACGTCCTCCGTGGTTGCGAAGCCCGCGCTGCCCTCCATGAGGCTGCCTGCGACAATGGCGTCCAACTTGCGGCGGTACTCCGTGGTGAAGTCTTCCGTGCTGAGCCCCTTGCCCTCGACCGCATTCACCTTTGCGGCCAGTGCCTGCGTGAAGGAAGCCTGCGAGACGTATAGCTCCGCAATGGGCCTTCCTGCGATGCGCAGTTCCGAGGCGACGTCTACCCAACTGCGAGCGCTGAGCGTGAGACCGCCCAAATCGTTGTGCAGGCTCAAGTGTACCGATTCCCCGTTTCCGTAACCCAGCCATGCAATGCGCACACCCTCCTTGTCCTGCCACTGAAGGAGGTTCTGCAGCGCTGCCTCCTTCTTGTCGTAGAGCGTGTTGCGCAGGGTTATGCCCCCGGCGGCGCTACGCACCTCAAAGCCTCCCGCGACCGCGACTGTTCCTGTCCGTCCTTCCGCCAGCAGCAGGGGCACGGAGTTGCGGCCATCGTATACCGCGAAATTGCGGTAGCGGTCTTCGGCGCCGCGATATCCGCGACGGTTCACGCTCACCGTACCCTCGTCCGTATTGTCGGCTGTGTTGAACAGGTCGCCGCCTTCGATATGGAGCGCTCCAAGGCGGCCGCTGACGGCCGTAAGGTGCGGGATGTGCACGCCCTCGCCGCTCACGCGCACGAGAGGTGTCTCATCCTGCCCATAGAGTGTGAAGGACCCGTCGGTGGCGATCTCCACGCGACTGACGGGCTGCTCCTGATGGCAGAGTGACACTTCCGCAGCTCCCGGATCCCGCACCAGCCCCTGCAGGCTGTAGCTTCCGTCGGGAGAGACGACAGAGAAGCCCGTCTTGCATTCGAACTGCTTCTCCACACTCACGGAGCCTGCCAACGTGAGGTCTTTATGAACTGTCTGTCGTGCGAAAGGGCTTTCCAGCAATACGGCATAACGGCCGATGAACTTGTCTATGAAACGCGGTGCATAATCCTCGTGCAGCTCGATATAGCCCGGCAGGGCGCCCGTCACCTCGTCCTCGGTCTGTGGAACCGATGTCGCCCCCGAGCATAGATAGCAGCAGCGGCCGTGCTTGTTCACGTCCCCGGCATAGGCGATCGTCTCGTAGTGGTTCTTCTCGTAGATGTAGTACGGCAACGACACCTCCGCGGCACCTTCGAAGGGGCGCACACGACCGCCGATCCACACGTAGCCGGGCGTGATACGCCCGTCGGCGACCTCGCAACCCGAGATGATGAAGTTTGAGCACCCTTCGAAGATCGAGGTCATGCTCCGGGCGAGTTCCTGCAGGTTCAGCAAGTCGTCGTTGTAGGTGTAACGTCCGCCCGTCTTGGCAATGTATTCTTTCACTATGGTGTGGTTTGAGTCTCCGTTTTTCCGTCCTCGATACGGACGAGGTAGGTCTTGCCGGCGAGGCGGTAACGCTCGACGGTGTGCGTGAGCATGTGTACGAACTCGCTGGCGGGAAGCGTAACGGCAGGCACGCAGACCGTGAAGCTCGCGCGTAGCACGGCCCGCTCCTCGGCCTCGAGATACATGCGCCGGGGTGCTTCCTCCTCCGTGTCCGCAACCTGCTCGCCCGCGAACCACACGGTGAAGGGACGTCCGTAGCGGGCATCCTCGAAGTAGAGGTCCACACCCACGGCAGCCCCTTCCGAGATGGTTATCCGCTGCGCAGCGTCTGCGAAGTAGCTCCCGAAGCGGTGATTGAGGAACCACTCGAAATAGAAGACCTGCGAGGTCATGGCCGCCTCGATGCGTCGCTCGTGTGCCCACACGCAGAAGCGGTCGTTCAAGGTTTGCAGCGGCCATACGAGGCTCTGCACCCAAAGTATGAAACGCCGCCCCGGCAGGTAGTGCGGGACCAGACGGTTCACGAGTCTGTCGATGGGGAGTCTGTAGCGCATCCGTTGTCTATTACAAGTTTTAGGGCCTGCCGGAAGGTGGGAAGCTCTGCCTCGGCATCCTTGCCTGAAGATTCCCGCACGTAGCCCGACGAGGTAAGGGTCATGCGTTCTATGTGCTGAGGGGGCTGCAGATGTCCGTCGCCGTCGTACGAAGCGAGAAAGAGTCCCTGTGCGGGTGTGGCTCGGGCGTCGGCCCAGACATCCGTGACATGTTCTACTCGTCGCAACGCCTCCCATACGCGGTTGACGTAGATAGCAGCGTCGAAGTCTATGTTCATGACATACTCGGCCAGCGCAGCCTCGAGAGCGTCGTAGAGCTCCGCCTCGGGTACCGCGCCGTCCCAGTAGACTGTAACGCGGGGAATGAGTACGTCGCCCGGACGGCTGATGACCTCGATGCGTGTGCCGGCGAACTTGATGCGGTTCACATAGGCCGTGATTTGCATCAACTCCTCGGCCTCGATCTCACGCAGCATTCCGCGCTCCCCAGTGGCGACCTTCAGAATCAGCTTGCTGTCCACGTTCCGGTCGTCCGTACTCTCGGTATAGGATACCTGTGTGACGATACGCTTCGTGGGGTCCTCGCTGGCATAGCCGAACCCCAGTCCGTCCTCGCGCACCCGGAGCGTGTCGCCCTTCTGATACCTGAGCAGCGCCTCGGCGTAGTAGCGAGGCGTGCCGTTGATACGGCTGTCGAGTGTCTCGGAGACATCCACGGCAAAGACATCGAGGATCGACTCGAAGGTGTAGATCAGCGCCGCGACCATCCATGCCACGCCGTTCATGACCGACATCTTCGAATCGTTCGAAAATTCTGCAAGTTCCAGACGTTTGTTGCGCTCGGCAACGGCTTCCTCGTATATCTGTCGTATGGTTCTGCTCATCGTTTTCTGTGGCTTAATCGTTCGCTCCGCCGGAATGCGGAGGAGGTGTAGGTCCGGGTTCTGGCTCTGGCTCTGGCTCTGGTTCCGGTTCCTCGGGTTCTGGTTCCGGTACCGCTTCGTAAACATACTCTTCGCCGCAGATTGTAAAGCGCCATGGGGCGCCCTCGTTCCACGCCTCCTCGTGCGTCAGCAGCCATACGGCCTCCATGCCGCACGAGAGGATGTAGTTCAGCTCTTCGTCACGCGCCGGTTCACGGTACTCGCCCGAAGGACGCACGGAGAGCGTCACGTGGCATGCGCGGCGGCCGTAATGTCTGCGCACGAGATCCGTGAGCCACCCATCGAGCACCTGTCGCTGCACCTCTGCGCTCGACAGGTCGAGGCGCATAAGGTTGCGACACTCGATCAGCGGCCGCAGATCGTCGCATACGGCATCCCGCAGGTCGAGGGCATAGAGACCTTCCATAAGCGGCAGGAAGCTCAGCGGCGCCCGCCACCAGCGCAGGGCGAGTTCCTCGACATGCAGAGGCCGCAGCAGCAGGAGTTCCTGTGCCTCGAGATCCGAGAGGTCGGCCTCGCGAAGTTCGATGTCTCCATAAAGACGTACGATGCGCGTCGTGGCCACGCTGTTATCGAAGGTGTGGCGCAGGATCGCAGGCTGTACCTCCAGCCCCACAGTCTGCAGGGGCGCATTGTCGCCCCAGTCGATCTCCGCCATTCCGCGGCCCGAGAGGGAGAAAAACACACCGGATGTTGCGGCAGGGAGGCACAGCTCCAAACGCCGTGGCTGCGATGTCTGCCGAAAATAAACGCGTCGCTCTCCGCTGGCGGGCGTGATGCCCTCGCGCCGCAGGTAGGCCGCCGTCTCGGCATCTATGAGGTAGTCGTCCGAGTAGTCCAGCCGGTCGCCCGCGTGCAGCTCCGAAGCCATCGACAGCCGGGGGTTCGAGACCAGCAGGTCCGTGATGCCCTCGATCGAGCCGTAGATGTCGAGCGATACGTCATAGAGGTTCTGCCCTGTGATTACCGTATACCGTCCCATCGAGTGTATCTGTTATTCCTTCTCCGTGACGTCGAGCAGTAGCTCGCCCGTTTCGGAATCCATGTATGCGTTGTTGATGATCATTCTGTCGTTCTCGAACTCCCGCTGCAGCCGTGCCGCGAGGCCCGTCGTCTCGAAGTTGCCGTGCAGGAAGTCGATGAGTCCCACGCCCGTAGTCGGGTGTTGGTAGAGGCTTCCCGGAGAGGCTTTCAGCAGGAAGACCTCGTTCTGGCGCAGGGCCGCACCGATGCGCACGTCCGTATCCGTACCACTATAGAGCTCCAGTGTGCCGCCTCGCCGCACGAGGCGGAAGAGGCTGTCCGCATTCACCTCGGCATATTCCGAGAGGCGTATGACAACGCCACCGGTACGCTGCACATCGAACCACGGCGTATTGTTCGCAGGATTTACCATATAGTGCTCCCCGCCTCCCGGCGTCGCAATGTGGAAGCGAACGCGCAGAGGCAGGTAAACGGCCGTATAGGGAATCCGCACATGGACACTGCTGCCCTCGTCGTAGCGCCTCTCCGCCTCCTGTGCGAGGGAAATCTCTCCGTAGGCATAGTGTTCGTTATCCATACCCGCGACCTCTTCCAGCAAAACGAAGTCGTAGATGACTCTGCCCGCTGGATTGTCCGCGGTAACCAGCTCTCCATAGGTGGAGTCGACCAGTATGTCCTCCCGTGCCATGCTTCATATCGTGATGTCGTTCGGTTGAAGAATAGTGACCGAGCAGGACAAGTGTTTGGAGTGGAGCGGGACCCGAGCGGACAGAAGTCGCATTTTGTTTTGTCCCCGAGATGCGCTATATTTGTCATTCATGGGAATAAATATATCCATTGGAGGACACGCCGTTGTAACTTTGATATTCGACGTATGAAAAAATTTAAGATCACACAGCAAGACTACCTTAAAGCCCACCGAAAGGCTGACCGCGAGGCGGAGATCGAGCGACACGGCAAATCTGCGCATCTGCGGCGGACAGTGCATCGCTCGAAAAAAACATACGATCGCAAACGCGAGAAGGCAGGAATCCGCAAGATCCTGCCTTTTTCGTTACTCCGCCCGACGATTGTTTACTCCGCCTGACAGTTATCGAAGATGCGCTCTACTGTGGCCCACATGTCATCCGGCAGGGTCTTCTCCGAAAGTTTCTCGCACGCTTCCCGCAGGTAGTCGAGTTCTTCGCGTGAGAAGTCCGCCACAAGGGGCGTCTCCTTGTCCGTGTCCCACTCTATGCGGTCCGTTTCCTCCACACGATGCAGGCCCACCGCCTCGCGTTCGGCATCCGTAAGGGCTATTTTCTGCAGAATGCCCTTCTTGAGGTTGAACTCCCTGTAATTACCCTTGTCGGGCAGTAGCGCCGGCAGGTAAAGCCGGTCTTTGATCGTCATTTCCATACGTTGTATCTTGTTATCTGGATTGTCGTGCGGGCGCCGGCACATCCGAGGTTGCGGCCGGTACGGCCGCGGTGCACTCCTCGACGATCTGCCGGATAAACTCTATGGATTTACCGACGTAGTACGGAATCTCTTCCGAAAAGGGAAGGTTGCAGGTGAAGTCGTTTCCGTCGAAATAGATGTTTCCGCGGTATTCTTCCGCGGCGGCATCGCTTGCCATAGAGTAAATGTTGAATTGTACGCGTTGCAGTGTGCCGTTGACGGTCGAATATTCGATAGCGAAAGTTGCCTTCTCGGTCTGCTGGCGGGCCGTGCGCGTGACAATGGTGCTGGTGATCTCCATATTGCTTTTTTGGCTGTTTACCGAAGGTTAGGGCGCACGGCTGGCAATGGTTTGAGCCGCGCTCATCTTTTATGTGAAATCGGCCGTAGAGATGATGACGAAGTTGAACGATCCGTCGTTGGCCGAGGCGTCATCCTGTGTCTGTACAATAAAAGAGGTCGAGTATTGGTTCTTCACGGTGGCATAGATCGGCGTGCTCTGCACGGGGCTTGTCTTGCCCGAGAGCATGACCATGTATTTGTTCACGGACAAAGTCCACGGTAATCCCACAGTAAAGAGTCCCGCTCCCGTACGGCGTACCGTAACCTTGCTGCCGTCATAGGTCTTCTGTCGGAGCGTGAGGCTGCTCGTGGAATTGAGCGTTACGGACCCCATGGCCAGGTATTGCATGTATTCGCCGTATTGGGACGTGGTGCCAAGATCGCGGCGGTTCAGCACGATCCATCCGTAGAAGGTCGAAGAGGTGCCGAAGCCTATCAGCTCTACGACTTGGCGCGACATGTTGAGTTTCGAGGCCAGACGTCCGTTCTCGTAAAAATATTTTCCCGCAGGTGCCGTGAAGGTACTCGTGCCGTAGACATACTCGCTGCCGTAGCGATAGTGTGTCAAGCAAAGACGGCGGCCCGACTGGCTCACATCCCATGGCAGTTCCGGCTGCCCGATATTCCAACCTCCCGAGTCCTGTCCCGCCATGATGCAGATGTTATCGTACTTGTCCGCATCGGGTTTGTTCGTCGAAGAGCTGCTGCCGCCCACATCGACCCAGATCGAATCGTCGACCTTCACGAAGGGGCTGCGCAAGGTGCCCTTGATAATGGCATCCTGTATCGTCGCGCCTTTCATCGTAAGCACGCCGGCCGCCGTCCACGAGATGTTGTTCTTGGCAAGGTATCCCGAACCATTGGCCGACAGACGCCAGTAAGAACCGTTATAAATATTACCCGTAGAGCTTAGATATACAGCTCCTGCATAGAGCGACGAGGAGGTAAGGGTCCAGCCACCGATCTTGCCGCCTACGGCTGTAATGCCTGTGCGGTCAAGCGTAACCTTGACCGTATTGCTGGCGTTACGAACCGAGATACTGCCGTTATAGGTACTGCCGCCCACGACGAGTGCGGAATCGACCTGAATCTGGTTGGCGCGGATGGTGCCTGTGTATATACCCGTGGAACCAATGTAGGTCAGCGGGTGTTCCTTGAGCGTAGTGTCGGATCCCTGTGCCAGCGCAATGAAGCGGTGGCGGCGAATCTCCTCCTCGACGGCAGCCGTAAGCGTGCGCGGTGCCGCAGCGTAAGCCATCGAGGTGCCGCTCTGGAAGATCAGGTCCGAGTTGTAGGCGATCTGCGGTGCCGGAGGAATCGGCGAAGGACTCATGGAAGAGCTCTCGATGGGCTGGTCCGAGTAGAGGTGGTATACGGCGCCCGTAGTGCCTCCGCCGCGCAGGAACACGGCAAACATGCAGTAATTGCCGCAATGTCCCGCACCGCCGAACATACGACAGTAACTCTCTTGAAGATCATAAATATCCCATCCGTATTCTACACCGCCCCAACCGCCGAAGTTCGTTTTGATCAGAAGGTTCAGCCCCCCTTTGTGCGTCGGGCTGTACCATGTGTCCGGTGCCAGTTCGTGGTAAGCACGCCGGATCATGATGTCGCGCTGCACGGTCTGGTCTCCGCCCTTGAAAATAACGGGATAATATTTCGTTTCTTCGCCGTTGATGATGACCTGTTTATAATAGCGGTAGCCATAGTTGGCGCTCTTGGCCGTTTCGATGTCGTTCTTCCACTGAAGCGACACAGACGAAGAGAAGGTTACAGCACCGGAGGCGTTCCATGAAATATTGCCCGAGGCAATCGACCCTGAACCATCATTGTTCAGTTTCCATTTCGAGCCGTTCGTAATGGACCCGTCAGCACCCAGCGAAACGTTGTTTTTCCAGATGCGTGAAGTCTCGATGTTCCACCCGGCAACCGTATTGGCAGCGCCGAACTGAGCGATACACGTTCCCGCCGCGTTCGTGGCAAAGAAGCCGAAGTCCTTGTCCGAATTGTAGTATATCTGCACGCGTTTGCCCGTCCCCACGCCGGAATTCGCCCCATAGACGACCAACCGTTTAGTGTTGCTGTCAAGTAAAATATTTCCTCCCGAGAGCGACGTGGCGCCTATTGTCCAGCCGCCGATCTTACCCCGCGAGAAGGTAAGCTCCAGACCGTTGATATAGGAGGCGTTGATGATGTCTGTCTTGATACTTCCCGCGTCGAGCTTATCCGCTTTGATGCTTCCGGCAGCCAGACGGTCCGCCGAAAGCGTTCCGGTCTTGATGCTCGCCGCGGAGATTGCCACGGCATTGACCTGCTGCGTTGTTAGCGTACCTGTATAGATACCGTTGGCGTCGAGCGTCGTGATGTAGCCCTCAGAGGCCGTGACATCGAAGACCGTAGCGTAGGCGATGTACCACACCACGGGTGCTGCAGAGGTGGGGGTACTGCCGCCTGTGAGGGCGAAATGGTTGACCGTGCTGAAAGAACCATCTTTGCCGCAGACGACCTTGCAGATGTACTCTTCCCACTTGTCCGTGCCGGCTTGGGAGGTCAGCCACCGGCTCGTACCTCCGTTGCCGTAGGCGTTGTGGTAGTTCTGCAAGGTGCGGCCTATGGGAATCTGCGCGATGATACGTACGATGAAAACCGCATTGGCGCGCGAGGCATTGCCGAAGAGGAAACCTCCGATGCGCAGATCGGAGGCAGAGTTCCACGCCGTAGCGGTGTACTTGAGAGCGTAGCCCGTAGAATTCGGGCAGCCCGCGACACGCTCGATGGTGCGATGCACAGTTTGCGGCAGGTAATTGCCCGTACCGTTGTAGTGGACACTGCCGTCAAGAAAAAACTCCGGCACGCGGTAGAGCATCTTGCCGAATGCCATGGCACGTGCCAGTTCCTTGGCTGCCTCAGCTTTCGACGTGGCATCAGCCGCTGCGACGCTCACGGCTTCGCTCTTCTTCGTATCGGCATATGTCTTGGCCGAAGCCAGCGCTGTATTGGCGGCACTGGTCCACTGGAGCGACACGGAAGTCCCGAATGTAACGTTGCCGTATGTGTCCCACGAGATATTGCCCGAAGCCAGCGCGCCGGAGCCGTCGTTGCCGAGCCTCCATTTCGAGCCGCTCGTGATCGAGCCGTCGGCACTCAGCGAAACATTATTCTTCCAGATACGCGAAGCTTCGATATTCCACCCAGCGATTTGATTCATGGAACCCAGCGCGGCGACACGCGTCCCGGAAGCATCCGACGCCCACAGGCCGAAGTCTCTGTCCGAGTTATAGTAGATCTGCACGCGGTGTCCTGCCGTGGAGCTCCCGCCCGCACCGTAGACCGCCACACGCCGGTTGCCGCTATCGAGCAGAATATGGCTGCTTGCGAGTGTCGAGGCCCCGACCGTCCAGCCGCCGATCCTGCCGCGCGTAAAGTTCAGTTCCAAACCGCTAATATAGGCGACATTGATGATGTCGGCACGGATACTGGCCGCATCGAGCTTCTCGGCCTTGATGCTGCCCGCGGCGAGGCGGTCCGCAGAGAGCGTGCCCGTGCGGATGCTGCCTGCGTCGAGCGCGGCGGCATTGACTTGTGCGGCCGTGAGCGTCCCTGTGTAGATACCTTCCGAAGTGATGTGCGTCAACCGGGGCGAAACCTCCTTTTCGAGAGTTTCGGTAATGGCCTCCAAAGGTGCTGTCCACTGCAAGCTCACCGCCTCGGAGAAGGTTACCTTTCCCGAATCGTCCCAAAGGATGTTGCCTCCGGCCAATGCTCCGGCGCCCGAAGACTCCAGACGCCACCGGTAGCCGCGCAGACCGTTCGAGGAGAGTGTCATGGCGCCCGGACCTGCCGTATAGCCGCCGGGGGTATTGTTCTTCGCCCCGCGGAAAATCGCTTCGCTGTCGATCGTCCAGCCGCCGATCGTTCCGCGCTCCACGTCGAGCGTCAGGGCCTCGATATTTTCGGCCGTCAGAAGCCGGGCTTTCAGTTCGTCGACATTCAGACGCTCCGCATCGATGACTCCGGCTGTGATCTGCCCGGCGTCGAGCACGATAGTCCGCACCGTATCGGCCGAGAGCGTGCCCGTGAAAAGACCGTCCTTGTCGATGTAGGTCGCACCGATCCACTGCATCGAAACCGTTTTGCCGAACGAGATTTTCCCCGTCGAGGCATCGTAACGGATCGACTCTTCGCCACGGCCGAACGTTACGCTGCCCGTCGTATCTATGGCAAATGTTTGCTGTCCGCTGTGGAAACCGTACAGCCCGTCGATCGTCTCACTCTGGAACTGTCCGGCCTCATTGCGTGAAAGCAGCTCGTAGCGTCCCAGCGCAACGCCTGTGATTGTACCGTCGCTGTTGCGAACTCCGGCAAAGATTTTAGGGGTGATGATGCTGCTCCCGTCGATGACGGTCTTCCCGCTGTCCCAATCCGCAACCCAGTCCGGCAATACTCCGTCCTTGCCGGGTTTTCCGGGGTCCCCTTTCTCGCCCTTGAGGTTCTCGCGGGCCTCCTCGCTCAAGTCTTCCCAGCGTATCGTGAAGTCCTGAAGGGCAATCGTATCTGCCGTCCAGCGGAAACGTCCCGAGGCGAAGTGTCCCGTGCCGTCGGAGTTGATGACAAAAGAGTCGTCGCCCGCCCGGACCGAGCCGTCGTCGTCGAGCCGCAACAGCGGGTGCTGGATCGTACCGCCGATACCGCCGCGGGCGAACCATGCCCCGTACTCGTCTGTATCGCGCAGCACCCCGTCCGTAGGTTGGTACGGCGTGGGGCGGGAACCCGGCTCCAGCTGGGGCGCTGCGAAATAGAAACCCTTGCCCTTGGTGAAGGAGAAGGTCGGCTTCGACCCCTGCACGCGTTCTACGCAAAACGAATAATGGAAGCGCTGCCACTGTCGGGTCAGGTCGATACTGACTTGCGGCTGATGGGCATGGCCTACGGTCAGGGTATGAGGAGAACTTGTCCGTGCCCAGAAGGAGAAGCAGTACCTCTGCCCTTGATGGTCGCGGGCCCACACTTCGTCCAATACTTCCAAAAGCGATGTCCCCGAAGAGATATGACAATAACCCCCGATGCCTGTGGGCGAACCGTCGGGGAAGGCTTCGTACTTGGTATGGAAAGCCGGATGCAAGCTGTTCGGGAAGCTGTTCCGATGGATACGACCCACGTAAAAGGTACTTCCGAAGCCCTGCTCGTCGGCAGCCGTCAGCGTACCGGCGATGTGGACGTTCCCCGAAGCATAGAGATTCTTGAAATAAGCCCCGTAGTCTTCCAGCGTACCGAAAACGGAATCGACGATGCCCCTGATATTGCCTATACGCCCCTTGACGGCCTGAGCGAAGGCGCCGAGATCCGAAAGACGTACGACGTTGAGTTCGGCTATCTCCAGCCACGACTCCTGAGCGAGTCGACCCGTAAGATCTATTTCGAATGCCCGCTGATACAGCTTGGAATAGTCCACAGTGAAGACTGCCAAACGGTATTCCCACTGCGTATCCGCGTCGAGTGTATCGGAATAATCCGATTGCGAGCCATCCGTATATCCGAATGTTACCGGAATATTCTCCAGCGTTTCGGAAGCCCGGATTCTGAACGAGACGAGAATCCGTTCAGGTGCCTTCACCGTTTCCTCCGGAACCATTTTCAATCCGTATTTTCCCGTACCCTCGTACGACGTGCGTGTCAGACGGTAGATCCTCGAAACATTGCCTTCGCTCTGCGTATAGGTCTCTGTCAGATACGACTCTCCCTGCATGGCATAACGACTGCGATCCGCAGCATACTGATCGCCTCCGCCCATCGTGGGGTACAGCAGCGAGAAGTCGCTTCCCAGAGAGTCGATCACATCCATGTAAGGAGCATCGCTGTCCGATGCCGTGAGGTAGAGAGCTCCGCTGCGCTGCGTATCGAAAAGGTTCGTGATACGCACGAAGTCGAGCAACTCCTCCCCACGGGGTTCATCTCCTTCGATAAGGGCCCCGGTAAAATACGGAACCTCGGCATTCCCGATAGTCTCGGTGCCGGTATCGAGTACAACCATCAGCGAATAGACCTGCCGCGGAGCATCATAATACGAACGCCGCACCACATCCCCGACTGCAAGGCTCTGCACCTTCTTCGAGTGCGGGTCCCGGCGGATCTTGTATATCGGATAATCGACCTTTGCCATCAGTGTATTCTTTCGACCTCGTCGCCCCGGAAGCTGTGGCTGATCCACAGCGCTCCGCCAACGACATCGGTCTTCTGTATTTCCAGTTCGTAAATGCGCATCCGCTTGCGGACGGTCAGCTCGTCGAACGTTGCCGCGGCATTGCCCGTTGCGGCGCTGCGCTGCACGCCCCAGCCTGTGCCCGCGAGCCCCGGCGTGAAGCGTGCACTCGTCACGTCGCCCGCGAGGTAGGTGTTGCCGTAGTGCGTGATGCCGTCCGCCCCGGCCGAGATGAAGAGCCCTTCGGATAAGTATAGGACACCGCTGGCAAGGCGGGTTGCGGAACCGGCGATTCCGAAGGATTTACCACTGCGGATCGGACTTTCGAAAAGTACCGCGGCGGCATCCGTTTCTATGGAGAGGACGCCTGCCGGACTCTTTTCGCCGAGCGTGTCTTCGGCGGAATAGCGGTAACGGAGTCGCGTGCCCAGTGCCGTGCGTTCCGTCGCTCCGTCCTCGGGAAGCGTCCGCGTAAAGACGCCGTGCAGCGCCATGCCCCCGTCCTCCGCACAGAGATACGCTCCTGTGTTCGAGCCCAGCCGCAGTCGTCTATGGATTGTGATGCCCTCATCCGAGGAATTGGTTCGGTAGCTTGAAAGCAGCACCTCGCCGAAACTGTGGCGTACTATAAGTGAATCGGGGAAATAGGCTGCTCCGTGCGGTGAGAGAAGCATGTAACTGTCATCCGTATCCATCAGTCCCGAGAGCAGCCGGATACGCGAGGTGTGGGCGCCGCCTAGCAAGAGGCTGCCCCTTGCGCCCGAGAGCTGCACTTCCGTCTCCGACACATGTTTCAGCACCGTGTAGCCGCCCATACGGATTCCGCATCCCTCGGCCAAGGCGAGGTCTGCAAAAGCCGTGAGGCACTCTGTGCCCAGCAGAAGTTGCGTTTTGCCTGCCGTACCCAGCTCCGCGCCGTGCAGGGCCTGAAGCGTACCCGACAATTCGACGGCTCCTGCAACGGACAACGTGCCTGCGACCTTCGCGTCGCGCATCGTCCAGTCCGCATCCGCGCAGTTGGCATTGCCGCCGTGGAAGACCGCGTTGCCTGCAACCGTAATATTATCCGGGGCGATCCGTACGCCGCTGTCGTCCGCACCCACAAGGATTGAAGCCTGCGATGTGAGAACCGTTGCGCCCAGATCAAGCTTCGCGGCCGAGAGAGTAATACGGTCGCTCTGGATATCGTAACCGATAACCCTATGTCCGGAAAGCAGGACGCCGCCCTGCACGTCGATATCTTCTGCGAAGCGGATACCGGCACCGTCATCACGGGTGTAGGCCGCAAGAAGTGTCCGGTTACCCGCACCCGCCTCGAAGCCGTAGTGGGCCCTTAAAAGGCCCGACATATCCCCGCCGCTCCGACGCAGGTACTCGATGAGGATGCCGCCTTCACTGCTGCCATCGCCGCCTACGGCCCCCGCAATGGCTGCAGCAAAGCCGTAGGCCGTATTGTGCAGGCGGATCGACGTCTCGTCGCCTTCTTCCACGCCCCACGGATGTTCGTCGTCCCGCCGGTCCTGGGCGTTGAAGAACCGGTTATAAAGTTCCGTATAGATGTTGTGACAGAGGCTTCCCTGAGTGAGGGAGCCGATGGCAGGATCTTTCTCGACGCTCATTTCGTAAAGGAGGTTTGGGAAAGAAAGTTCTGAATCTTGGAGATCAGCGGTGCGAAATTCGGGGCGTTCACCGCCGGCATCGTACCCATGAGCGTCGGGGTCATCAGCTTCGTACACTCGGTGAGGAACTCCATCATCAGCTGTGCGAGCTGCCGGCCCAGTACCACGGGTTCCGTGGCATCCTCGGAGCCGAGAGTGATTTTCTGTCCCGTGACAGTCACGGCCTGTCCGCCGACCTTCGTCTCGGCTTTGTCCGTCGAGAGCGTAAAGGCTCCCTGATCCGCCTCCAGACCGATATGCTCGGCATCCTGCGTAACGGCCGTTTCCTTGCCGCCGTCGTTTTTGACCGTCGAGGTGATCCCCTCGGCCGTATAGTGCGTCGTAGCCTCGTTGCCCGTAGGCGCCAACTCGTCGTAGTCCGGTGACGAGTCGTTCGACGCATCCAAGTCCTCGGTCTCTCGAACACCTACCGTGACCTCGCGATGCGCGCTGTATTGCAGTACGTCGGCATGCGAGAAGTTCACGACGTACATCGCCCGCGTGGCGGCGTCCGAGATGATTGTAACATCTGAGAATAGCGTCGGGATGAGCAGTACGCCGCCGCTGTTGTCCTGTGTCCCTGCGAGCAGTACGCCCTTATGGATAATCGGCTCCGTGGAGGCTGTTTCATCGGGGTATTCGCCCACGTCGATCGTTCCGCCGTACTGCTCGAACTCCGCGTCCGAGGGGTCATCATGCACCTTGGCCACATAGCCGTGGATCAGGCGTGCCGTACCCACACCGCCCGTACCGCCGGGCGACATGTCTACGCGGTCGATACTCCGGCCCAGCGCAATGCGACGGATCGCCTCGCGGATTAGGTGTTGGCTGCCGGAACTGCCGAGGGGACGATCATGCGTTTGGTTCATTGCCCATTCCGTTTATAAGGAATAGGACGAATAAGTGGCGAATGGTGGTGATCCGGCGGCGTGCAAATAGGCAAAATATTGCATCTTTCTCTTGCGGGGAAGCGGATTTTGTACTTTTTTTGCAAAAACAGGCAATATTTTGCACCTATGGACTATTCGATAATAAAACAGAGACGTGCGTTGCTTTCGCTCACGCAGCAGGATCTGGCCGACTATGCGGGCGTAAGCCTGAGAATCATCCGCAGCATAGAGGCAGGTAAAGGGAATCCCTCCGTGGCGACGATCTCGAAGATCGCCGAAGTGCTCGGCCTGCAGTTGCAACTCAACGTAAAGGAAGTCGTTAAATGAGACAGGCAGAAGTTTACAACAACGGCGTTTTAGCCGGGACCCTGACCGAGACGGACGAGGGAACATACCGCTTTCGGTACGATGATGTTTTTCTGGCCGACAGCCGGCAGAGAGCCATCGCCCTCTCTTTCCCTAAGAGCCAGCAGGAGTTCTCTGCGGAGACGCTGTTCCCGTTTTTTTATAACATGCTTGCCGAAGGTGCGAACAAGGCGTATCAGTGCCGCATGCTGAAGATCGACGAGAACGATGCTTTCGGGCTGCTGCTCGCCACAGCGCATACCGACACCATCGGAGCCATAACCGTAAAGAGAATATGAACATTGGGAAAAGAGTTAATACACAAGTTAAAGAATAATTCCACCATTAAACCGACGGATTCCTGAGTTAAATAGCTTTTCGGTATATTGGATTGCACGAATTTTGCGTTATCTTTGTGATAAGAGAAATGGAGGAAGCTATGAACCAAATTATCATAACCCCGAAATCCGAACAGGAACATTCATTCGTCATGGAGATGCTCAAGCGGATGAAGATCAAGGCTACGTCCGTAGAGGAGAAACCGTTGCGCCGTATGACGATCGAGGAGTATCGTGCGATAGCCGAAAGAGCTATTGCTGATGCGGAGGCAGGCCGCACGATATCGCAGTCCGAGATGGACAAACGCGTTGCATCGTGGCGGTGATCGTCGAATGGTTAGAAGACTGCTTCTAACTATACCGAAATGTTGTATTGGGTTTAGATAGTATTTGTGTAGGGATTAAAATCGGATGATTATGACGACAATGGAGCTTAATGCAAAAAAAATGGAAATCATTGAAATGCTTATGCAGGTCAATGATGAAAAAACAGTTACGGACATTATGTCCTATATGCGCAACAAGCGATCCGTTACGCCTCCTTGCCGCTATACCGTCGAGCAAGTGAAAGAAATTGTGGCTATGGCCGAGCATGACATCGAGAATGGAAGCAAGCATTTTGTTTCTCATGAAGAATTGAAACGTAGAGTCATGCCGCAATGAGGATACTTTGGTTCGAACGAGCTCTGAAAGATTTGGATGCTATCTATAATTTTCGGGCTGTGGAGAGTGAAAAGTCTGCTGTCAAACTTTATAACGAGATTTTAGACAGAATAGAGGGTTTGTTGCATCAGCCACTCATGGGTACTGTGGAGCCGTATTTGAATGATGGTAGAGCTATTTATCGTTTTCTTTTGGTAGAAAAAACATACAAAATCATTTATAGGGCGGATATTGATAATGCTGAGATCTATATCTTCATGATATGGGATTGTCGTCAGAACCCTGAAAGGATGCGGGATATAAAGTAACGAACTACATAGTAGTTCTCACTATAGGCAGAACGTGCAAACCAATATGGGCTTGCACGTTTTTTATGCCTTGAAATTTACATACGTTCAGAATTTTAAGTTCCTATTTTCCCGTCCCCGTAAGTCGTTTTCTCTCCTTTGATTTTATATGGGATCGAGATGCGTTGGCGATAGCCTCCGGTTCCGAAAGTCGTCGTGACCTCCTCGACCAGATAGATGCCGTTTTTAGAGGGGTTGCGTTCGTCTATAAGTTCCACTTGGCAGGCGGGTGTAAGGGCGTGATCGCCGAAGATCGTCAGGTGTCCCGTGATGCCGTTCAGGTTGTAAGCGCGGAAATATTCGATGGCCTCCTCGACCAGTTTATCCGAAGTAATACGCATATTGGTCGAGGTGTACGGCACTACCGTATAGGTCGAAAGATCGACCTTCGTGCGCGTTACGGCCCCCGTGGCCGTGGTATTTCCCGTGAGTTTATGTGTCTTCTTGCTGATTTGCGTGGCGTTGACCGTCTGGAACTCCTTGCTTTCGGGATTCGAAGGGGCGTAGTCCGGGTTCAAACGTACCGTCACTTCGAAGAACTTTTCATCCGTACCCAACGCCTTGGCCTGCACGGCCAGAAAGCGCGGGTCCGTACACAACACCTTCAGGTCGTTCTGCGCCACATGCCAGTCGAAACGTATCGGGAAGGGCGCAGGGTCGTCATTCGGGAATTGCGGCTGGCTCGGCGACGAAGAGTATGGGCGTCCTACGGCGATCGAGGGCATCGCATCATCCGAATCGCTGTCGTATTTGAGGAAACAGTAGACGCGGTAGCGGCTCCATGAATTCAGCACATCGGCTACTGTGAAATTGTCCGTGACCTTGATTTTCCCGATCTCGATGTCGAACCGTTTCGTCTGGCTGTGGAGCACAAACCCCGTATCCTTTAGCAGACCGTACTTGTCGCCCAGCACGTCGTTTACTTTTGTACCTTCGACGGGTGTTTCGAACTTGGGCGCCGTCTTCAGCTTGAGTTTATAAGCCATGTTCTCGCATTCGATCTCGAAGTGGCTGTCCGAATTGTAGGCCGTGATATATCCGTCGAACATGTTCTTCAGCGCACCGTTGTAGCCCAGCTTGATGTTGATACGCTGGCCGATCTTGAACGTCTTGTCATCCAAGGCTGCCTGACCGGTCCGTTTCTCAATCAGCACGCCGTCCTGCATGACCTCCGTGGTCAGGCGCGTGGCGTCCACGCCCTCGGCCGTCACGGGACCGATGATCGTGCTTTTATAGACTGTGCCTTTTGGAAAGGTCACCTTGGCCGTTCCGATGAGCTTTTTGTAGGACTCGGTAATCTGTATCTGCTGTACCTCCGAGAGTTCGATACCGTTTTTGATGACGATTGGATTCGCCGGATCGGCATCCCCGACGGTTATGCGACACGAGAGGATATCCAACGTACTCAGAGCCATAGACGGCTTATTTTAAGCAGTGACGAAGGGTCCACGACCTCCGTGCCCATCTTCACCCACTTGATCCATTTGTTCGTATGTTTGATTGCTTCGTCCACACGTTCCTGTTCGGCCGTTTTGATCTCGACAGCCTCCGAAGGCTCGACGGCCACGCACTGCATCGTGTAAGGCTGCACGTTGCGGCACTCCGAGACTCCAAGGGCATAGCTCAGCACGATGATCTGCGAAATCTTGAACTGACGCAGGATCGTGTTGCTGCAATCGATAATGCCCTTGTGCTGCATGAGCTTGAGAAACTTCGCCACTTCAGCCTCCGGATAGACGTCAGGATACTTCGACGTGATTTTGCCTTCTATGGATATTTCGTAGTCGCCGCCCGATACGAACTCCTTGCGCGTGTAGTCGCGCCCCTGCACCGTCGTAAGCACGATGTTGTTCTTGCTCGAAACCTGTACCCGCGGGCCGAGGTCCACGAACTCCACGCGGGGGCCGGCCTGACCACCGACCGTTTCCGTGACGGCGGCACCCAATTCCAGATAGTCTGCGACAATATTGCCTACGATCGTATCCGTATGGTTCTTCTGCCGCGCTACGGCCTGTTGATTCTCGATAAGACGATAATACTGTCCCGTTTTGTTGGCGAGGCTCGTTTGGGACTGGGTTTGCAGGTATTTGTCCCGTACGGTCTGCTCCCAGTATTTCAGGTAACGGGGGTACGAACGCAAGGCTCCATAAGCCGCCTGATGCACAGTCTGGACAAGGCCCCGCCCCAGCAGATCGACGTCCTTACCGAGGTAGTGCACCGCGCCAGCCTTGAAGTGCGCCAGTCCCATGCCCAGCGCCCGACGCGCCGCATCCGAGACGTAGCCTGCGAGCGTCCCGTGGCTTAGGATGCCGCCCGAAAGCAAGGTCGAAACCCCTATGTTCAAAAGTCTGCTCATAATATCCGTATTATGCTCCGTTCCACGAGGCGTCGAAGTCGTGCACTACATCGATCAGTGCCTGCGCCATCTGCTCTTTCAAGTCACGAATTTCGGGATGGCTGCCGTTTTCGCTTTTCAGCAATTCGATGGTCTCGATACTCAAAAGGTTAGTGATATTGACGATAACCTGTTTAGGCGCCGCTGAGGAAAGTTTGCCCGTGCCGCTGTAATTGCCGCCGGCTCCTCCGTCATCGGCACCGCTACCCGTCACCGAAATGCCGGGGGCTTCCCATGGAGTCTCATCTCGCTGATTGGGCTCATTGGAATACATATAAGCCGGAATGCCGGCCCGTTTGAAGATGTTTTCGGCGATCTGTCCGCTCTGGTAGGTATCGCGCAGCGCCGCGAGCGCTGTAGCCAACTTGTCATGAACAATGCGGAAGTTCTTCAGATGTTCGACTTTCTGTTCCTCGGTGGCATTTGCTGCCAGCGGTGTCTGCTCCCAGAGTTCTGTCTTATGGTTGAAATGAAAGCCGCGATCGGTCATCTCCCGGAAAGCAAACCCCGTAGCGGCAATGCCCGACTGGGCATTGGGTTGGCTCTCCATGAGCGTTTTGTATTCACGGGCTACCACAATGGCCTCCGGAACGAACCGTTCGTTCATCCGGTTTTGGTACTCCCATGTTCCTGCCGCTTCGAGATCCGTCATCTCCTTCAGACCTCGTTTCAGGCTCCTCGACGTTTCGCTGTACTGGCTGTAAAAGCTCTTGTCCACCGTCGAAAAGTCGTAGCCGTAGACCGTAGGAATAGCATCGATGTATGCCTGTATCTCGGCCTGCGATGTCAGCTTTCCCAACTCGGCATAGACACTTTTAATGCGCGTGGCTCCGTCTTTGTCGGCCTGAAAGATGATAGCACGGGTCAAGTCATCGCGATAGGCATCCGCAAGGGTGTAAATATCCGTATTGAACGTATAGCCTCCAAAGGAGCTGCCGCCCGAGGGTAGGCCACTCAGAAGGGCCCGAAACCAGTTGCCTGTCCATGCGCCGATCTTCAGACCCGTCGACTCCTGAAGACTTTTGCCCTCGGTGAGTTTGTCTACGGCCCCCTTGGCATTCACTGCTGCGTTGTAGGTTTTACGAAGCGATTCGTACAGAGCATCTACCGAAGGATAGTTATATTTGCGCTCCTCCTGTAACTCGACAAAGGCCGCATCCGTAGCCTCCTTGACCTTCCATGCTTTGTATGCCGCCCAACCCAGAGCTCCAGCCAGTACGCCTACGGCTCCTGCCGCAACGACGGCCCCTGTGCCCAGAGCTCCGAGGGCGGCACCGGCACCTATAATGCCGCGTCCCGTAGCTACCTGCGAAGCGAAAACTCCCGATGCAGCACGACGTATGCCGAAGCCCGTCAGCGAACGCTGTACCCCTGCACCCGCCAGTGCCGACATCAAAGCTCCACGGCCTCCCGTAACTCCCGCTTGGCGCAGTGCACCGACAAGGTTACGCTTGTCGGCAAAGTTCATACGTCCCAGCAGCCCGCTGCCGCCGAGTCCCGTAAATGAAGAGATGAGTCCTACACCTGTCATGGCAGCCTTCTGCTTACCCAGTAGCCCGAAGGCGATGGCAAGGTTCGTGACGGCACCCGCTAACTTGAAAAGGCGCGTTGCGGCAAAGCCCGTGAAAAGTACCGGCTCCAGCCAGCGATAGTTGTTAGCGAACCACGTAGCGATTTTACCGAAAAGAGTAAAAAGATCCAGCAGCGCTGAAGCTATCGATGCCAGCCCCTTGGCGAACTTCTCCGTATTGATCGCAGCCGTGAGTTTTCGCAACGTACGTTGAACCTGCGGCTCCATGATCTCGTAGCCACGCATGAACATCTCTGAAAAAGTCGAGGTAAACCGGTACCAGAGCCCCTTGGTCGTATCCTGCTTGACTTGAGCGAGTTGTGCCGAAATCCCTTGCGAGGTGCGGTTGTGGGCCGTGAGTTCCCGAAGCTGGTCGTAATTCTGCAGGAACATCATCGCAGCGTTGCCACCGATACGGCCGAAGATTTTGTGCATGTCGCCGAGCGTGGCGCCTTTGCTGTTAAGTTCTTCGAAAATGTCGGCCAGCGGGCGGATTTTTTCCAGCATACGCCCATAGACATCGACCTTGTGCGTGAATTTCACGCCCAGACGTTCGAGAATTTCGCGCGCCTCCTTGGGCTGATAGGCAAGACGCGTAGCCAGAGCGCGTAAAGATGTACCCGCCATAGTACCCTTGACACCCATGTTGCCCAACATACCGATCGCCGCGGAGGATTCCGTAAAGTCGATACCTGCCATACGCAGGTAACCGGCAGCCATTTTGAACGCCTCGGCTGTCTCTATGACATTGACGTTCGAGCGCGAGATCGTCGAAGAGATGATGTCCGCTACAGCCGGCATGCTGTTCGAATCAATATCATAACCGGCCATGATATTCGTTACAAGGTCGGCGACCTGATCCAACGCGTTGTCACCGATAAGGGCAAGGTTCGTGATCGGCCGTATCGAAGCGTTGATCTGCTCGATACCCTGACCGGCCATTGCAAGGTATTTCACGGCACCGCCAACCTCTACGGCCGTGAACTTCGTCTCGATGCCTACCTGACGAACGCCCCGGGCCATAGCTGCGAAGCGTTGCTCGAAGGTCGAGAGTTCGCCATCGGCCACACGCAGGATCGAACGCGCAGATTCCATGGTATTGGCGTACTCCACGGCCTCGGTAAGCTGTGAACGCATCGTGTCGTAAAGCATGTAGCCGTTGAGCATATAGGCGAACGGCAGTGCGCCCCGCAGTGACGGAGGACGCGAATATTGCAGGCGGTTGATCGCAGCGCGTTGGCGGCTGTTCTGGATGTTGCGATAGAACGTGTCGGTGCGCATGACACCGCGTACAGCCTCGATATTACGTTGCCGCAGGGCTTTGGCTGCTGCCTTACGGGCCCGCTCCTCCTCGGCCATGAGCTTCTTCTGTGCTGCCGCAGCCTCCTTCTCCGCAGGTAAGATCGCGGTCGTTTTCGGAAGTACGGCTGCGAGGTGCTGCTGTACACGGGGCGGCAGCACGAATGACGTTTGTGCGGACTGCTTCGGACGTCCGGCCGGGGAAACCCTGAGCGGCATAACCGTGGCGGCTGCCGTGCGGACCTGTCCCAAAAGAGAGAGTATCTCTTTTAGACGGGCTTTCGAAGCATCGGTTTGGATGTTGAGCTCTCGGGCCTGCGTCAGATGCGTGAGTGATGCGTTGATCTTACCCAGCGAGCGCGTAAGACTCGTCTGCGTTGTGCCGGTCGTTTTCGCAAGGCTTCGAAAGATGCCTTCCGACTGCTCGACGATCAGCTTGGCGTTTTTCTGTACGGCACGACTGTCGAATGCCTTACCGGGGTTGACTACGAGGCGGAGCCCCTTGGCTTTCGTCTCGATCGTCTCGAGGGTTTTAAGGACACGGTTGAGCTTTGCCTCGCCGCTTTTCGTGTCAATGCTGAATTTGAACTCGTAGCGACGTCCCTTGCCGGAGCCATCGGCTTTGAAAGCCCGATCCATCGTCCGCAGCGCCTTGTTTACGGTCTCCACAGCCCCCGAAAGGTCTTTGAAGCGCGAAAGGGATTCGACCGCCGTGGTGAAATTACGGAGGTTCTGGGTAGCGACGGTGGACTCTACCTCGATATTGTATCTGACGTTGTAAGTCTGATCGGACATGACAGTTCTGTTCCTGATAAGAATAGAGCCGCAGCCCGCCCAGTGATTACGCTTTCATGAGGATATAAAAAAGCCTGCACCCGGAAGGTGCAGGCCGCATCTGCAAGTCAATCTGAAGGAGGAGTAAAGAAGGCCCGTGCGGAATTATGGAGCATAAACTGATCGTGCAACCAAAGGGCTTCCTCCGAAAGGGAGGCGAACTCCTCGTCTGTAATGTTTTCGAGATCTACGCCGGGGAAGTAATGGCGGATATACAACAGCCGCTGACGAATCCGCTGTCCGTCCTGCACTACAGCCCCGTCGATCAGTTTACCAGTGCAGTCTGCCGGGTCTGGATGATCTCCGCGAGTTGGCCCATAAGGCCGAAAAGAAACAGGGAGTCGTTATCTACCAGATCGCGGTCGCCATCCAGAAAGCAGTCCTTGGCCAGTGTGCGCATAGCCGTCACTTCGTCTTTCTTGGAAGCAGCCATAAATTTTGAAAATTGCGGGAAAGTCGGCTCGGCCATATAGGCCACGTAGATCTCCTTTTCACCGCACTGCGTATCCCCGAAGACCACCATCGGATAGACTTTACGGAGCTTTTTTTCTGATTTGAGTCCCGCAGCCCTCTCGCGGATCTCGGACTCCTGTTTGAGCGTTAAACTTTTTTCTTCCATGACATGTCGTTGTTTCGATGTACATGGAAGAATAGAGGCATTGCCGGGAAATGTTTATAAAACAGCATCATTTTAGAGCCTATTTTGTCGGTAGTGCATATTGATTCGTTCCTGCAAAGCGGGAGAAACCGTAAAACGTATCGATCGGCCCGCAGGAACGAGAATATGCTCACGCCGGTAAGGATCGTACCCGTTACGCTCACGGCAGTCACGCAGGCGGAAAGAGCCCAGCGATGATATGGTAACCTTCTGACCGTCGAGAATAGAACGGACTATTTGGTCGAAGAGGGCGTTGACGATTGGTAGAACCTCCTTCATAGGCTTTTTGAGCTCTTGGGAAACCTGACGGGCCAGTATGTATTTATTCAT